GCATGCCACAGGGTGCGGTAGCGTCCACTGATGCCACGCAGACTGTACCTTCTCATCACCGGACCACAAGTAGTCTTGCAGAAACACACTTCGATTATCCCCGGTGCAGATGAACAGACTGGAGTTCGATGTGGTACTTGCCGTGATGCTGCGGATACTACCCGGAAGATACCGGGGAATATGCGCGGTAATATCGTTGGACGTGTACTGAGAGTCCGTAGTGTTACTCGGTATTAGCTCCAGCACACCAGCAAAGGACTCCGTGCGTGGCATGCTGTACAGAACGGACCGTCCCACGGGTGTAGGCTGAGATAAAGTATCTGTTGTGTACGAGGATGTGATAACAATCTGTGCGGTCTGCGGGGTAATCGCTGCATTGCCGCTAGGGATTACTGCCTGACAAGACCGGGAGAACAGTAGCAGGTCTTTGTTAAACTGCACGCAATGTCTGAAGTTCGTACTCGTAGCAGCACCGGAGTAGATATTAATGCTATCCTCGGTGAGCAGGGATGTGACTGTGCTTCTGTACCAGCGTAGTGGATTACCGGCAGCGCTCATACAGACCTCTGGACCGGCTAGAATGACCAACCTACCTTGGAATGCACCAAAGCCTGTAAGACCATTCTCGATAAAGCCGGGGTCCTCGTTCGTGTCATCTGAGCCAGCAAGCCTACCTTCGTAAGCGGGGGTCTCCACTGTGTACAGACCGTCAAGAGAGATGCGGATGGGCATATTCGACAAGCCAGTTGGACTGCCGTAAGCACCGGCCTCCTTCCACACTGCCTCGGATGCGTAGTACTGATACCATATAAAATTCTTGGATGATGTTCCCACAGCACACAGAATACCATCTGCTATATCTGGCAGCCTCGCCGGGAGCTGTGTAGACAAGGCCACACGGGAGTTATTACTGCCTATCATGTAGGTAGCACCTGCGTTGGTACTTACAACCAGTGGCCCGGAAGTTGATGATAGAAACAGGTACGCTTCATACTGGTTTGCTGAAACCCCACGTGTTGCCGTGTGTGTGTTAATTAGCGCCGCCAGCTGTCCGATAATAAAGGCGGGTTTAGCTAGGTTAGCATCGTCCGGGTCTGTGCCTTTCGGCGTAGTGTAAGTGTACGTGAAGGTACCCGCCGCATTGGATATAGTTACGTCATAATCCTTTGCAAAGGCGGGTGTCAGCACGAACAGGAACCCGGTTTTACTGGGGTCCTTCTGGTTAGTTGTGCCATGCAGTACGGCGGGTGCTTTCTCGGTATTAGCGATGTACAGGTGCCCACGAAGGGATGCCGTCTGTAATGCTGCCGCAGAAGAGGCCACCAAATAGCTCTGGGTAGATGCATGCAGTACTGTGCCGAAATCTTCGGCTAGTACCCGCAGCTCACCTGTCTCCGTGTTCACAATGATGTGATTTGCAGCATCGCCTACGTCGGCGTACGTTGCGAATACACGGTTATCGTACTGGGACGTGACCCCGAGTTCAGCCAAGTAACGAGCACCCGGCCTACGGCGGTTTCCATTCACCACATCTGATAATCTGTTTAACTGTGCAGAGACTTGCCCATCCAGACGCTCACGGGGAACTTGTTGGGACACTCCCTGCATGATTGACTTTAATGCGCCATCTTGGGCCATACAGTCTCCTTAGTTGTTCAGAGCACCCACGTACCGACCCCATTGACGGCGGCGGCGTGTGTTGTACTTCTGATTGCGTAAATGTTGTTCCTGCATTAGTAACGAAGCCTGCTGCTCATTCTGTACCAAGTTAGATACAGAGGAGTCATTGCCGAGGTCTCCCACGTACATTTCACGAGCTGCCTGATAAGTCACTACTGTTGCAGCGCTTTCTGGCAGGTCTTCAAAGTCGAGATTCGTGGTCACGTACAGCGTGATAGGTCCGTCGAACTGTTCGGTGTTATCCGTGTTGTTGAATAAGTACCCACCGCGCTTACTGTAAACAGTATAACCATCAGCCCCTTTAATGGCTATGGCCCCGGCGGGGTAGGTAATGCGCTTGAGCGTATCCGGGTACATGGTCACACGCGAGGTGTTGAACCACCAACCACGCTCTTGCAGCAGTTTCTTCTTGGTGTTAATACTTTGGATAGCCAAGTCTACCGACGGGTGTCGGGTGCTTGTGCTGGTAACACGGGCCTCACCTAGTGCAGTGAGACAGGTGTTTACTGCATCTAGTAGCTCCATGTTTACTCCTGTTTGGCAGCCCCTGTGGGAATCGAACCCACTTCAACGGGTTTGGAAGCCGTTGTAATACCAATATACTAAGGGGCTATTGTTAATAATATTCAAGGGCCACCATAAGGCGACCCTTTGATATTACCCCTGCTATTACGGCAGGTTGGTGAGCTTCACTGCGAAGCTGGTATCTGGACGACGCTGACCGATGTTGTACAGCGTGAAGCTGTCCATGATGTCAGAGAAGTTCGGGTTGTCTGGGTACTTGTTGGTGGTCATTGGTTTGGCCTCAACAGTAACCAGAGTCAGCTTCGGATGGTACGTTACGAGTTCGCACGCAACATCATCTGCATCAGTGGTAAAGGCAGCACCCAGTGGGTGTGTACCAGCAGCAGTCGGGAATCGAGCACTCTCAACGATGCGGACACCGTTAATCATACCGACACGACGCTGTGCGAAGTTCGCATTACCCGCAGAGTAGTCCACGTTCACCAGCTTCTCAGCATCCAGCAGGATACCGAACACACGTGGAGATACCACGGTGATGAACTCGGTCAGAGAGCCACCGAGGTCACGGCGAACCATTTCCTCAATACCCTGACGGTGTGCAGCGATGATGTTATCCGCGAACACAGAGCGGTCCGCGTCATACGCAGCGGTGTACTCTTTGCCGTCGAAGAATGCTGGCTTCAGATGCGCCGGGGCAATCCACTTACGGGCCTTGATGAGCTGAATCAGGTGCGCTTGGTCGAACGAACGAGCATGCTGCGCACCGTGCTGCTGACCAATCTCAGCCCAGCGGTCTGGTGAGGTCCAGTCATCCTGCCAGTCCATTACGGTACTAGCGTAGGTAACGGTATCCACCTGCACCACCAGCTTGTCGTTCTTCACGCTCTCACGTTCCAGAGCTTCACCTGACTGGCGACCCTTAATGGTCACGGTGTTCATGCGGTCGATACGCGCTGTGTTAGAGCGGTCCTGAACGCTGATGTAGCCAGAGTTGCTGCGGAAGAATGAGTTGTACAGGAAACCAGAGTCGAGGTCGCCTTCAAACACTTCGAGGTGGATATCTACATCCGAGTTCTGACCAGCCCAGTGGATACGAGTCAAGTCATTTGCATAAGGGGTATCAGCCATTATTATCTCCTAATTGATTAATTTACTAAGTACGATTATTTACCTGATGCCTTGCCCAACTGGCGCAATTCAATCAGTTTGTCGAAGTCCGAACGGTAAGACCGTGACATTGGGTTAAGTTGTCTGCGTGCTGCCAAGAACTCATCCCGTGACAATCCCTGACCGGCTACGACACCAGCCTGAGCATTCAGCCTATCGCCCTGCTTCTGCACAAAGGCACCAGACTTATCGCCATACTCAGCAATTAACGCAGCAGCCTGTCGAACAGCTTCTGCATCTCCTGAGTCCAGCATGTTTTTAACTACAGCTTGCAATGCTGGCTTTGCCCCTTGCTTGAACAAATCCACACAGCGCTTGAACTGCTCCTCACCACCGGCTGTGCTGTACACATCCTTCAGTAAGCTCTCTTTAGCAGACACGTCAGCCTCGAACACGGCTTGCACCAGTGCGATGGCTTGGTCTGCCTTGTCACCGTAGCGCTCTTTAAGGAACGCGGTGTCAATCTTGTTAACGTCGCCGGTAGCGTACGCCAGCTCCATTGCCTTAGATACATCTGCCTCTGTGGTACCAGTCATGGACACAAACGTCTGGACAGCAATATCCAGTGCTTTATTGCCCGTTGACTCTACCTTTGCAGTCTCAGTAGTAGAGGCTGCCACAGTCTCCGGTTGCTTCTCGGCTGGCTTCTCGGGAACAGCCTGTTCCTTGCGCACACCATCTACAACATCACCGGCTGCTTTGCCGTCACCCTTTTGGAGTGCAGCAAGAATCTGGTCCAGTTTGCTACCGTGCCCGTCTAGTGTTTCAGATGGGGTCTGTGGTGTTACTTGCACGCCGGGGTTCGGATTGCCGAAAGCATTCTGACCGGACTGTACCGGTGCAAGTGTGTTCGGGTTCTGGTTGGTAGTATCATTCATTACGCTAATCCTGCTTGGTCAATTGCAGTGGAAACACCAGCTAAGCTAGGGTCTGCTGCATTAGGTGAAAGGGGTTGTTGCTGTGCCTGTAATGCTTTGAGCTGCTCTTCTGTGCGGTACAGTTCTTTGGTGTTCAGACCAAAGCCTTGTAGCACCATGTCCGTAACCTTGTCCGGGTCGATACGCGGGTTCGCCTGTATAACTGGCAGGATTACACCGAGCGCCTGCGCAGCTTGGAGTAACGCTGTCACATCTGCACTGCGACTCAATGCCGCAACGCCGGTTAACACGCTCAGGGTTAGACCACGCTTAACTACCTCACCAACAAACTTAGGATTCACTTCCCAGCACAGAATGTGTGCCATCGGGATATGCAGGGTGTCTGCAATCACGCTGTACACACCACCCAGTGAGGACTCAGCCTCCTCAGCATTCTGCCGAATCTCCTCAGCAGTGACACGTTCAGCATCTCGCTGGTTCTGCGAGTACATGAATGCCGGGGCTAACCGACCACCGATGTTAGCAACCTCAGCCGCTAGCGCCTGAATCTTGTTGTAATCACCAGCCTCGTACGCTGATACTTGACCGGGGTCGCCTGCAACCCACGCGCCGGACTCTTCTGAGGCCATGCTGTCCACATCAATTTGTGAACCGGGTTTAGCGAGGTGCAGTACACGGCAAGACTCAATCTCATACAGGGACAGTGCTTCGGATAATGCACTCAGTTTGGCAAGGTCGCCAGCATAGTCCTCAACAAGGCCGCGTCCGTAGTTCTCACCGGTTACTAAGTTCCACACGGCTGGAATGTACGGGCAGATTGCCTCTGGGTATACAGCTCGGTTGTCGAGCATGATACCACCCTCTAACTGCTGGGTCACTACGAATACATCAGTAGCTTCGCGCTTCTGGCGCTGGATACGGGTGTAGATGTAGATTGCATCATCAGCCTTGCGTCCACGGAACAGATGCCGCACTTCCAGAGGCAGCTCCTGAATCACAGTACGTTCCTTCAGCACGATATCCAGTACCTTACCACCACCGTCTCGGGTGAGAGCGTACTGCCGGATACTGAAAGCGTTCATGTTACCAGAGTCTG